TATTTAAACAGGGCACAGCAGATGTAATACCTGCACTTAAACAGTATTACAAAATAGATTTTAATGTTCCACTTGACACAGAACTTAAAATCGGTTATGATTGGCTAAACATGAAGGAGGTTAAATGACCAAAGAAATAGAAGCATTAGAAACAATGGATGAATATTCTGATGAGCAGTACTCTGCCTTCCTAGAATATACTGCATTAAAAGATCAATGTGTAATAACACCAACTACATTATACCTAGCTAATGACCATGAATTTTTTTCAGAGTGGAAATACTTTGCACAATCCGATGGTCTAGATGTTAAGGTAATTAATGGGGAGACTAGAATATGTTAGATATAATAATAAATTATTTTTGGCTTTTTGTTTATATTATTATGTTATTAGCTTGTTTTGAAGGAAAATAACACTTGACTTTTTATTAAAAATGTGGTATAAGGCAATAACTAAAATGGAGGACAAATGTCTGATAATAACTTAGTAAATATAAAAGGAATGTCTGATGAGCAAATTATGCAAGCCATTGGGCAGGACGATGGTTCTAATTTAGGTAATAACATACCTAGATTAGCAATTAATCGTACACCAGAAGATGATGATGGTAATCAATTACCAGTTGGTCACTTCTATACTTACGATTCTAAGATAGGTCAAAATGTTTTTGGTAAACCAGTTACATTAAGACCTTTCATAAGTGCAATGCAATATATGCATTATGATGCGGATAAGGGTGAGTATGTAAATAGATCTATTATATTTAAAAGCTGGAAAGAAGAGGCTATAGATATATTAGGTGGGACTAGATGTGGTAAGATACCTTTCAAAGAAAGGTCAACTCTTACCCCAGAAGAACTAGAAAGGCAAAGAACTATACGATGTTATAAACTAGTGTATGGTTTATTATCTTTTAAAGATGGTAAAACTGCACAAGGTAATTCTCATAGTGTAGAAAACTTACCTGTTCTATATAGGGTAACTGGAACAGCTTTTTCACCTGTGACTAGTGCTTTAGATCAATTGAAAAAAAGAAAAAAACTTATGTTTAATTGTACTTTTTCTCTTGAAACTAAAAGACAAAAAAAAGGTGGCAATGTTTTCTATGTACCAGAGATAGGAGTAAATGCAGATACTAATTTACAATTGTCTGATGTAGATATGGAAACATTAAAAGTGTTTCAGGAGTCTATTGATACTGAAAATGCAGAGGTTGTAGATGCTTACAATAGTGCTAAGACTAAAAAGGCTAATGGGTCTGATAAAATAGATGCAGAAATTATTGAAGATGTAGATAATAATTCGCCTGAAAAAATATTATCAACTTAATGAATAATATATTATTAAAGGTACAGCAATATTTAGATACAGTATCTAAAGGTCCTGTTAAACTAGACAAACAGTTAGTGCAGGAGTTTGGTGAGGCGTGTAAAAACGCCTTACTAAAACAATTTGAAGAAGAAAGAAGAGATAAGTTTGAATTAAGAATGTCTAATGTTGGTAGACCATTATGCCAATTACAAATGGAAGCTAAAGGTATCAAGGGTGAAGGTCAACCATACAATGTAAAAATGAGAAATACTTTTGGCGATTTGATAGAAGCATTAGCATTGTTTATTATGAAATCATCTGGAATAAATATTAAAAATGAACAAAAAAAAGTTACATATAAATTTAATGGTAATACAATTGAGGGTAGACAAGATGTTGAAATTGATGAAAAAGTTTGGGATATTAAAAGTGCATCACCATATTCTTTTGAAAAAAAGTTTGGTGAAGCAGGTGGATTTAACGAAGTTGTTCGTGATGATTCCTTTGGCTATGCGTCACAAGGTTTTCTATATGGAGAAAGCCAGAACAAAAAATTTGGTGGCTGGATAGCAATTAATAAATCTACTGGTGAATGGACTGTATGTGAAACACCAGCATCTGTAGAAGAACATAAAACAAATGCTTTAAAAACTGCTGAAGATAATGTTAAAGCTATTAAAAATAAAGTAGAGTTTAAAAGATGTTATAAAGATATTGCAGAAACATTTAGAACTAAACCTACTGGTAATAGAGTTTTGGGTTTTGTATGTTCATACTGCCCATACAAACTTCCTTGTTGGGGAAGAGATAAATTGCAGTTGTTACCGCAACAGCAATCTAAAGGTAAAAACCCTAAATGGGTTTGGTACACCGAAGTCAAAAATCCTAAAAAGGATGAGACTATGGAGGCTGGTGGAGAGTAGTTTGAGGGGTCTGTTCTTCACCAACTCTTATGATGTTATATTTTGTAATATATAAACAAAAAAAAGAAAAGGAATATAGAATGTTTACTAACATAGTATTTGATAAAGAAAAAGATGCAGAAGATTTTGGTAAAAAAAGTATGAAAAGAGGGTATGTACATAAAATTGTAGAATATAATAAAGAAAATTATAATAGGTATTGGTGTTAATGAAAAAAAATAAATATAATTATCCCTTATTAAAAACTGTTGAAGTAAATGAATATTTAACTGATTTTCTAAATAAAAAATTCTATTATTATATTAAAACTGTAGGAAAAGAAGGTCAAAAGACAACACCAAATCTGCTTTTATGGCAAGATGAAGAGTATCAAAATTTTTTAAATAATGAAATTTTAAATTTAATATCTAAAGAGTTTTCAATTAATAAAGAAGCGATAAAATATGTATGGACTCATATGCTAGAGTATAAACACGGTGGAAAACTAGAAGCCCATAATCACATGCACAATGAGGATTTTGTATTTTTTATTTATTTAAGTTCTTGTGAATCTTCTGGTGAAACTGTTTTTTATTTAAATGGCTATGACAAAGACAGTAAAGAAAGAACAAAAATTTTTGTGCTACCTAAAAAAAATTTAGGTGTTTGTTTTTCCGCATTACTTACACATAAGGGTATTGAATCATATGAGGGTAAGAGAATTTTTGTTGTGGGATTTCGTTTGGAAAAAAAGGTTAATTAATGAAAAAAAATAAATTTAATTATATTAATTCTGTTAAGGTAATAGTTAGTCCTTGGCAAAAAGGTTTTCACTGTGGTATTATTATGGATAGCACATCTAAAATGACCACAGAAGAATACGAATTATGTTCTACAATAGCTAGAGGCATGATAAAAATGGCAACCTCCGACCCTCATTCAACGTTTCTATGGGGACTTCGTGGATTTGCTGATGACAAGAAAAAAAACAATAAAGATTTAAGTATAAGTTCTGTAGCAGAATTTGATGATGAGTCCAATGTTGTTGATTTTCTTGAATACTTAAAAATGAAACGAGATAAGGAGTTAAACTAATGTCAACACATTTAGTTATAGGTGACCCTCATTGTACACCTAAAGCAAGCAATGAAAGATTTCTGTGGGCAGGTAGACTTGCAGCAGATTATAAAGTTTCTCACATAGTATGTATGGGTGACTTTTGTAGTATGGATTCTCTATCCTCTTATGATAGAGGTAAAAAATCTTTTGAAGGTAGAAGATATCAAAAAGATATGGATCATTCACATGAAGCATTATCTTTATTTAATAAAGGTCTAGGTAAACATAAGGCTAGGAAGATTATGCTACATGGTAATCATGAAGATAGAATAGATAGATTTGTAGATGAAAATCCAGAGTTAGATGGTACAATTAAAATTGATGATCTTAAATTTAAGCAATATGGTTGGCAAGAAATACCTTATAAAAAAATTAAAGTAGTAGATGGTGTTCACTATTGTCATCACCTACCGTCTGGTATTATGGGTAGTGCAATATCTGGTGAAAATATTGCAAGATCTATCTTGACAAAGCACAAAGTTTCTGCTACAGTAGGTCATAGTCATTTATTAGATTATGCAGTATCTACATTACCAAATGGTAAAAAACTAAATGCATTATCTGCTGGATGCTATTTAAATCATCTAGAACATTTTGCTAGAGATACTCAGCATATGTGGTGGAGTGGTTTAATTATTAAAAAAGAAGTTAAAGATGGTAATTATAATATGGAGTTAATAGATATTAAAACTATAAGGAGAGAGTATGGCAGAAAGTGATTATGTATTTGAAGAACCAATAGATTCTAAAAGAACATATAAATATGAAAAAGATCATACCCATGATATGTCTTATGAGAATGAGAGAAAACACAATAATGTTCATTCACCTGCTCATTATAAACATGGTAAAAAAGAAACTATAGAAGTTATACGAGATTGCATGGAAAATGATGAGTACCATGGATATCTTAAAGGTAATGTTTTAAAATATGTTTCTCGTTATAAGTTTAAGGGTGAACCATTACAAGATTTAGAAAAAGCACAATGGTATTTAAATAGATTAATCAAGGAGGTTAATAATGGGGCAAGTTAAACAAGCAATACTTGAGTTAGAAGATTTCGTTGCAGGTTGTTTGCGTGAAGGTAGAACGTTAAATCAAACCATACGAGATGCTAGAGAATCTAAAGCAGCAAAAACTAATCCTTACTTTGATGAAGAGGATTTAGTAGAAAACAAATACTACCAATTTAAAGGAGCAGAGTAATGAGATATCTATTTTTAGATGCACTTAAACGTAAGTATGAGGCAGAAATAGCAGCAGGTAAAGCAACTGCTAAAGTTTATTTTGATAAACCAGTTGCTATAGGAGAACATCCACAGTTTTTAGATGAGTTAGATAAAGTTTTAACTAAAATATCTAATGCTGAAGAAAACTTAAAAACATTATCTAAACACTTTGATGATAGCGTTGATGATGATGACATACCATTTTAATAGGAGGACAAATGGCTGAAGATAAAAACAAAACAAAACAGGCAACACCAAAAACCTATGCAATTAGCTCGGAACAGTTAATGGATATAATGAGATACTTAATGACTAGACCATACGGAGAAGTCGTTAAAATTATGAACTCTATATCTGCACTAACTCCAGTTAATATACAAAAGGAGAGTGTGTCTGATGAAAGAAAAAAATAATCTAGATAAATACACTGGAATATTGTTTGAATTAAAAATAGGATTAAACAAAGATAATGCTATAGTAATAGATTATGGTGGTAAACCTGTTGGTAAAATACGAGATGCCTTAAAAGGTTTTCCCTATCAAGCTAACTTATGTGCTGCCATAATTAATCATGCAAATTCTATGGGTAAAAAAATGCAAGATGACATTAAACAAATAATACAAAAAATATAAGGAAAATATGGAAAAGAGAAATATAAAAGAGTTAATAGAAAAGGAAGCACCTAATCTAAATAATTTGTTAGATCCAGAAGATGTAAAACAATTTAAAGGATTAACAGAAGAACTTAGAGATACATGGACTAAGAAACAAATGTTTAGAACAGAAACTGAAATGCAGTTTTCTGTATTAAACGATGCAAAGTATCCAACTAAAGCTGCAAAGTATTGGCAATGTGTTAGAGAACAAAATGTTTTTTTAGAAAACTTAATGAATCTATCTTTTGATTACAGAAGAACAGAAGTTAAAATAAAAAGATTACAAGAAAAAATAGATAAAGAAACAGATCCACTAAAAAAAGAATTATTACAAATTGATATAGATGAAAAAATATATAGTAAAGCATCTATGCAATTAGTTGCTAGAGATAGAATGAGAGAAATAAGACTATGGTCTAAATTTAAAAAGAAATTTGATGATGGTTCATTTGATACGCAAAATGTAAATACACATCAGCTACATTCTTACCATTTAACAATGAAAAATAAAGCTGAAACTTTAACTTCTGGATCTTCACAACCTGAAGTATTTAATGTATTAGGTCAATTACAATCTATTGAGAGGATAAAAAAAGAAAATGGACAATTGGAACAAACTAAAAAAGATAAACTTACACACGAACTTGGAGCAAAACCCGAGTAGTTTAGAATATAATTTTATATTTTTAGGACAATCAGTTCTTAAATATCAAGTTCCTATAGATGTGTATAACGCTATTAATAATATTTATGAAACAAAAAAACATGAATTACCTAAAGCTAACCCACAGTTAGTAGGTAAAATTGCAAATGAACATTCATTATTTTTTGATGGTGCACCTAATAATAAAATGAATACACATAATTATTTACCTCAAAATGTATTACAATGGTTTCAAATAGTTATGACACATTATCTACAATGGAATAAAGTAAAAGAATTTAAAACTCATATAAATTCTATATGGGTAAATGAAATGAAAGAACATGAATACAATCCAGTACATGTACATCAAGGAACATTGTTTACAGGTTTATCTAGTGTTATGATTTTAAAATTGCCTAAACAAACTGGTGTTGAATATTCAGCGTCTGATAAACCAATGAATGGGCAACTTCAAATATTAGGTGCAAGCACTGGACAATTTGCAAATGTTGATTATGGTCCTGCGATGGAGGAAAGAAATTTTTATGTATTTCCATATGATATGAGACATTGTGTATACCCATTTAATGGACCAGGTTATAGAAGAACGTTAGCATGTAATATGGATGTAGATTATAATCCTATTCTTAATAGAGGAATAAGTTAATGTACGAAAATATACACATCACAGAGCCAAAATGGAAAAGTTGGATTATACAAACTACAACACCCTTATTTACACCTGATCAATGCAGGCAAATTATTGCATCAGGTAGATCACAAAAACCACAACAAGCACAAATTGGTATGGGTAAACCTGGTGGTGGCACTGATACTAAGAAAAGAATTACAACAATATCTTGGATACCTTTTAAAGAAATGAGTCACATGTATCAAGACCTTAATCGTTTTATACAAAAAGCAAATGAAAATCATTTTGGTTTTGGAGATATTCAAATAACAGAACAAGCACAGTTTACAGAATATCCTGAAGGAGGATTTTATGATTGGCATATGGATTGTGACGTAAACATGCAACATGAACCACCTGTTAGAAAAATATCAATGACTCTTTTATTAAATGATCCAGTAGAATTTAAAGGTGGTCATTTAGAATTGA